AAATGTGCGTGTGCACGATGCTGATTAATCCCATCATAAGGACGCCAAGCCCAAGCCTTTTTAGCTGAGGCGATCTTGCCATCGAAGATGATGTAACTGATTCTCTTATCGCCAGACTTTGCAAGGAGTCGAACCTGATCGACCAAGTCAGGCATGACATCGGGCTTCCTGCCTTTGCCTGCAAGGTCGCGGTCAATGTCGATGGCACGAACCCATCCTTGTGCATCTGGATTATGATCAGACTTGCGCGCAGCGTGTCTTGTATCGCCGATCCAGCCGTCCGAAGTTCGATCTCGACCGGGGAATGCATCATCGATCTGTTCACGCAGTTGGATTGCTGATCTGCTCAAGCGCGGCTTCACAGGTTGCACACTCCCATCGCTTTAGATCGTTAAGTGTCAATTCTGTGTGATTGCATGGGGCAGGTGCAATAAATGCGTCATCAATAGGATCATAGGTAAATCCAATACCTGCATAGTTGTAGCGGATGTTCCCGTTGTAGCTTGTTCGCTTGCATGTCTGGCCTCTGAAATTGCCGTACCAGGTCTCAGGGTCTATCCCCTCGATCAATTCTGTCTCATCAATGCCGACTATAACTTCTGTAACGATGCTTGAATCATCTAAGAATGCGTAATGTGCCATTATGCCCAACTCACGTTTCCTGTGCCAGCAGTAAATGTTGTAACCTTGAATCCGCCTGAAGGTCCTGCAGTTGATCCTGTAAGACCAGCGCCAATAGTAATTGTGCGAGTATCTGGATATTTGATAATGACAATACCTGAGCCAGCATTGCCACCAATTGTGCCACCGCCAGCGCCTCCGCCACCGCCTCCACCGCCCGTGTTGGCAGTTCCATTACTTCCAGCGACGCCAGATGCTCCGCCGTTACCGCCGCCGCCTGATCCGCCAGTACCAATTGTGCTGCCAGTTGCAGCTCCGCCGCCGCCACCGCCACCATAGGTTACAGAAGAGCCGCTAATAGAAACGGCTACGCCTGTTCCGCCGTTACCGCCCTTAGTCACAATTCCTGCAACGCCTACTGCACCAGCGCCTCCACCACCACCGCCACCGCCGTTAGCAGGTGAACCCCCTCCGCCGTCAAATCCTTGTACTGGACTAGCAGTTCTAGAACCGCCAGTAGTTGCGTATGCACCAGAACCACCACCAGAACCGCCAGAAGTAGCTGCTACTCCACCATTACCACCACCACCACCACCTGTTGATGTGATGGTAGAAAATACAGATGATGATCCTTGAAATCCATTAGTGCCAGACTGCGCTCCGCCTGCTCCGACAGTTACTGTGTAGTTTATTCCTGTGCTTAAACTCAGAGCAGTTTCTAAAGTTCCAAGACCGCCTGTGTTATTTACTGTAGATCGAAGTCCACCAGCACCACCACCACCAGCTTCGTTGGTGCTACCACCACCACCGCCAGCGACAACCATAAAGTCAACGCTGAAAGGTGGGATCACCTGAATGAAGTTGGTAAAACCGATCAAGTTGTTGAGCATTATGCGACGGCTCCGACGACGTACCATGTGTCTGTTGCAGTCTTAATGCAAGCTGCAGTCTTATATTGACCAAGAGTAGGTGAAGCAGCAACTGCACCTTGAGAAAGAACTGTTGTTGTACCTGGAGTCACTGCTGAAATAGTACATGTGCCAGTTCCAATGTTCAGGATATTAAGGACTGTACCGACCGGAAAGGCTACTGAAGCGTTAGTAGGAATCTTGAAAGCGATGGCGCTGCTCTTGTTCATGATTTCTAAGACCTGATATTGGTCTGCTGAAACGGCCGTATAATCGCCTGTCTGAGCTGCGCCTATCTCAAAAGTTACTAGCCCGTTATAGTCAGCGGCAGTAAAGATGTCGCCTGTGGATGCTGGAAAGCCTGTTGCCATTGTTTTTCTCCTAGTAACCCATTATAGATTGTCCGATTATACCGTAGGTCGATGATCCAATGATGAATCCCTCGACTATAGGCTCAAGTGTTGTAACTGTGCATTTCATACTGTTAGGGGTTATATCCCAAGCCAATCCCTGCACCTGCAAGGTCTTAACGATTGTCGAAGAATCTGGCTGGACATTGGTGATCTCGACATTGTCAAAATAATCTAGGCCGATAATCGTGTCGGTGGGTACATTCGGATCGAGTAGATCGACAGTCATGGCATCGATGCGGATGGTTGTCTCTTTGCGAGTAGCGACGTAGATGTCGGCAATGTCCTGCACTTGAGCATCGGTCTGTGCTATTAGGTTATCGACGTTCATGCCATGAGGGAAGTATTTGGCGATCGAGTCAGCATCGAAAGATGAGACAGTCGTGCCGCCTACTCTGATCATGGTCGCGCTGTTGATGATGAGCTTGTCATCAAAGGCGAACTTAAGGTCTGAATAAGGGATGCCTGTAGTCTGATTAAACTGGATGGGCGTAGCGCCTAAAGATCCGACGACATCTGATCGATCCTTAAACTCAGCCGTGCCATCCGTACGAATAAAGAATGCGCCCTGCTCTGTAAACTCTGCAACCTGTAGAGCGGAAAGGCTAGAGCGTGTAGTGCCTGGATCAACCTGGCAGGTTGTAGAGCCTGTGTCGATGATTCGCATAGAAGTAGGAAAATCCACTTGATCAAGAATCTTACCGATGCGAGTGCCGGTCGTCTGGCCAGCAGTTGCATCTGTAACTGTAGAGACGTTAGCCATGGCGAATAAGCGGAATGCATCAGAGCAGACAATATCGACGTAGCCGATCTCCTGTCCCTGTGGGTAATAGTATTTATAATCTTGAACGTAACCTGAGAACAAGAAATGCTGAGTCGTTGCAGTAGTAGCAGCTACTCGGATCTTGCGTAATGGAGTGAGGTAGCCGAAGTAAGGGCTAGAAACATTCTGTGGGTTGAAATAAGAATTAGGATCTAAGACTCGAACTGTGCAGTTGCCAGCCTCGTAGGTGTCGCGCATAATATTGCGACCACGTCTAATTGTAATCTGTCTAGTGACATCGCTGAGATCGATGACGGGCTCTGGAACTTCGGATCCTGCGAATGTACTTACGCCGATAACGCCATATTTTGCATCGCCAATAGTAAACGGATAGCCGAAGGTTGCACCCTGGCTAAAGTCAAAGGAGACCGAAATAGTGGCTGGAAGGGTCATCCTTCGTCTACCCTAGTTCCAAATCGTGCTGTGCGATTGGTGCCGACGAATGATCCTGATAGAGATTGATTAGTCTGTTGCTGAGTAATGACTGCTGCTACTGCTTCCCCTGCAACTTCTACTGTGATATTGATTGGAGGTGCAGGATTAACCCCTGCGACCACGCCAGCAGGCAAGCCACCTTGTTGCCCGAAGGTTGGTGGCATTGCATAGGCAGGTGGTACGAAATTAGGTACGGGCGTGCCTAGCGTGTTCCCACCAAAATCAAGTTTAGGAACTGACCATTCTGAAAAAGGATTAGGTGCTTTAGGAGTAGCGAGCAAGGCAAGGCGCAGTTCGTTATTGCGCTTAATTGCTGCATCTAGTTGATCTGAAATGCTCGTGGCTAGGGTTGCATTGCCTTCAAGAATAGCCTTCTGTAACTGTAGAGATAGGCGATCAGTCTCGCTTAACTTGCCTTTGAGTGCTGCCTCAATACCAATGGCGTCTAGGTTAAGAGTCTTTGATGCCTTCTGCAAGGCTAGTGACTTCTTCTGTGTATCCAGAGTCTTCTTCTGAAGTGCTGCTAATTCACGGGCTCGCTTGGCTGCTGCCGCTTCTGCATTCTTACGAGCTGCAATCTGCGCAGATGTTTCGTAGATACCCATAGGTTGAGAACCCAGGTAGCCGCTTGATGGCATGTTACGTCTAAACTTCGCTGCCTTTTCTGCTGCCTCGATGGCCGCTAGGGCATTCTTCTCATAGTCGTCGAACGGGTTGAAGCTAGCGAGGATGGCACGATCGCTGGTGAGAACGTATAACTTCTGGAATCCGAATACTACTGCTGAGACTGTATCTGCAATCTTGGTTGCAAGGGTATCAATCTGATTGACGAAATTGGTCGTATCACCTGCGGCAAATACTGAGACGAGAGACTCAACCAAAGACTTACCAATTGTCTCGCTTGCCTCGCCTGCCGCTGTTGTGATGAGCTGTAACTTGCCAGCATAAGTAGTCAGGAATTCTGCACTAGCGCCAGAAAATTGTTTATTAAGTCGTTCTTGAACATCTGCGAACTTCATTGTCTTAAGTTCGGCTTGAGAAAGTCCTAATGAATACTTGCGAAGTCCACGAGTCTGACCAACATAGGCCATGCTTAAGTCATTGACGACTGTCTCATAATCAACGCCAGACCCGGCGGCGATGTCGGTTGCCTGGGTAAGTAACTCTTGAGCCTTAGCAACTGAGCCAGTAGTCTGCAATAGACGCTGCATTGCTGGACGTAATTGATCATCGGTAACGCCAGACATTTTTGACAGATCAGAAATATAACGCTCGATGCGTGGAGTCTCGAACTCTAGTCCAAGATTCTTAACGGCTAGGGCAAGGCGATTGGCCGCCTTTTCATCTTCGATGAATGCCTTCGATGCGTTCTTAGCGAATTTGAGAAGCTGCTGTGCCCCAAATACTGCAAGAAGACTCTTGCCTAATCGTTTAACTCCCTTATCAAGGGCGCTAACGCTTTTGCTCGTGTCGCCAAGTGCTTTCTTACCTTTATTCTCGACGACAATTGGAATCCGTAACTCAGCCATTGTTATTGCCTTTCGCGTTAAACTTAGCGGCGGCCTTCTCTAGTGCTCGGATTACTCCGACCTTAGCCTTGCCTTGATCCTGGTCGTAAGCCTTAAACATCGCACGACCTTGCATCTTGCGGCTGCCTGCGAATGAGCCTTGAAATCTTGGTGAGAAATTGCCAGTCATTCCAGACTTGCGACCAGCGGTCTCCACGATTGCACCTGCGGCGGTCTTATTGTGGATCGATACGGACTGCACCCATCCCTGTCGATTAGGCTTGGTAGGTGTGAGCTTGTAACCGATTCCTCGACGAGCCTCTGCGGCATCGTACATCGGGAACTTAGCGGTCTTGACTTCATGCTTTACGAATCCAGATGGAGCCTCTGAGTTAGATGGAAGAAATCCTCTAGCCTTCTTTACGACTGGCTTAAGAAATCCGACCATCTCATCACGAGTCTCTTTGTCCAGATCAGGCGAGAATTGCTTAAGAGCCTTGCGAAGCGCACTAGCGCCTTTTAGCTCTGTAGGCATCTGCCTGCTCCTTTGCTCTATCTTTCAGTGCTTTAAGTAGCATCTGAAGCATCGATGAATCTAGATCGATTAAAGATTGTGGAGGGATAGCCGTCTCAATGCTCAATCGAGCGATGAGATAGTGGATGCTATCCCTGCCTAGGCCAAAGGGTCAGACTCTGCAACCTCTACACTCTTAAGAGTTTCGAGAAAGTCCGGACCGAATGGCTTGACTGTGGTTCCACTTAACCTAAGGCCTTCCCATGCGAGCCAATAGACATCCGATTGCTTTTCATCATCGCGGAACGCTTTGTGAAATCCCTTTTTAGCATATAGCTCGAACGCGTACTCTAATCGAGGAGTAATCTCGATCTCGGTGACTGTGTTGTCTGCCATCGTGACTATTAACTTTGCCATGCTGTGCCCCTTTGTTTAGTTTCTTAGAATGTGCCTGTTGTGGCTACTACTGTAGTACCTGATACGTTGAATGTCAGGCTCTGGACTGCAAGATCAGCAACTGCGCCGTTGATGTCGGTTGTGCCGTTGATTAAGCAGGTCATTGTGTAGAGAGGGTTAGTTGCAGAGACTGCGGTTCCCTTTTCCTGTAGTAGCACTACTGTGACGTTAGTTCCCCACGCAGCTTGCAAAGTCTGTAGGACGTTGGCTGTTGCTGTGTCGTTTAGGAAGTCGATTGTGACTGATGATGCTTCAAGGCCTTTAACGAACTTGTGTCCGCCATCGCCCATTGCTGTCACTTCGAGCTCGTCGAAAGTGCGGTTAAGTGTTACTGCGGTAACGTGGTCTGAAAGATCGACAGTGTTAATCTTCACGCCGACCTTGTTGTTTAGAAATACAGCCATGAGATTATTCCTCGTCTTTCTTAGTAGTTACTGGCTTAGGTGTTGATGGTGCTACCTGCCCGATCTTGATCAGGAAGGCCTCTTGCTCTTTTTCCCACTCGGACATTTTAGCTCCAACTCGTTAGGACTGAGATATTGATATTGCATGTAAGTAGATCACCTGAAGCGGCACTGAGAACCGCCGGGGCGGATACATCTGTGACGTTATAAGTGTAAGAAGACGCAGCGAGCAGGTTAAATACCCGAACGATGTTATCTTCGATCCCGTTAAGGTTGCCTTCATTATCAAGCAAAGGAACCATTACGGAAATTACGAAATTGGCCATAGGCGAAATAGTTGAATGCCAGCCGTTAGATGGTGAAATATAAGGATCAGCAGGCGCGACTATCACGCTATTGGCAATAGGTGTTGCAGGCGGAAATGAGAAGACTGAGTATTTTGTATTGTCAGTAAGAGCTGAGGCGATTCCTGCGCGGAGTGTTGAAATGGCGGCCATTAGCCCACCATCGATCTCGGATCAAGATAAGGCGCGAGAAGGCCACGGACGCGAGCAAGAAGGGTATTGCCCATGCGATAAGGAGAAGGCTGATAGCCATCGATCGTGACTCCGCCTGAAGATGGAGCCTGGCGAGACTGCCAGATGTCGATCGAGATCATAAGCGCAGCTTCTTGAATTGCTGGGACTGTTGAATAATCTGTATATGTCTCGACTGCTGCGATGCCATAAGGCTCGACTGTGTGACGTGGATTGTCGCTGGTGTGAGCTGTAGTTACGTTGAATGAACGAGTATCGACTTTTGTAATTGTCTTAGTCCCATTGTAGCGACTACCTGCACCTGAGATTGTTACAGATTGTCCAACGTAGAAATACTCGCGGATATCCTGATCAAAATAAAGTGTTCCTACTGTCCCCGTGTTGCCGTGAGCAATGATGTACTGCTGATTTTTCCATAGAAAGGGCAAGAGTACGTTATCTGCGGCATCGCAGACTTGCTGCAAGACTGCATCAGTATAGAGAGTGCCGACGCCTAGGGCGGTGCGAAGCTCTGCAACTGTTGTCAATGCCATGCTCTTATCCTTTCTAAAGACTCCAGGGGTAGAAGGGCACTACCCCTGGAGCGACTTAGTTTGGCTTACGCCTTGTTGTTCTTAAATGCGCCTGCTGCGACCTTTGTAGCAATTGCGCCAAAGCCGTAGTAGCCGATTGTTACCTGTCCTGCTGCAGTTGACTCTGCGCGGAGGCGGTAGGTTGGTGACTCGTACCATGTGTACGCATCTGGGTTAACGATAAGGATTGTTCCATCGCCATCGCCGCCGTTTGTTGGATCAACGTAAAGGTTGAGTCCAGCAACGTTACCTGTGAGTGAAGTTGGAGCAACTGCTCCGCCTGCGTTCATTGGCTGTGAGGCTGTGTAGATTGGACGTCCGGCATCGTTAAGTGACATGATGTTAGACCATTGTCCTGTTGATACGACCATGTTGCGAGCGAATGGATTTGGAAGGCCTGCAGTTGCACCATATACAGATGCTGAACCGCGAGCGACAATTCCAAGGAGTTCTGCTGCAGTTGGGTATGTGACTGTTGTTGTCGCATCTGCAGTTGCACCTGAGATAAGTGCAGCGTTTACTGCTGAGTTAGTTGCCTTTGCGTAAGCTGCTGCCATGTTGCGGACGAGCTCATCGAAGAATGCTGGAGATGTGCGATCTAGCAATTCAACTGAGAATGTCTGCTGTCCAGCGTACTTCTGTACTGTTACTGAAAGGAAGCTTGAGTTCTGATCTGTGTCGCTGAATGCGTCGCCTTCTGGCTCGATTGCAACTGTTGGCATCTGTGTGATCTTTGGGATCTCGAATGTCATACCTGCATCAGGAAGCACTCCACGAGAGATTGCATCGATTGATGGGCGAATGGTTGTTCCGAGAGGGTTGATGATCTCAGAGAGTTGACGTGTTGGCACGAGACCAGCGTTGTCAGATGTGTCTGCCGCTGCTGCGATCCATTGACGAGCTGCGTCGTCTCCGAGTGCTGCACGGATTGTGTTCTCTGCATACTTTGCAGCTGTTACTTCAATGCGTGGCTTTGTGTAAGCCATTGCTGTTACAGCAGGGCGAGCAGCTTCAACTGCGGCAGCCTCAACTGTAGGTGTTGCTTCGACTGCTGGAGTGGTTTCCACTGTGGCTGTCTCGCTTTCTGTTGGTAGGGTTTCTTCAACGGCTTCATCTTCAGATGCCGCGATATCGGTTACGGCTGCAGACTTAAAGGCTGCTGCCTGAACCAAACTTACTTCGAGTAGGTCAGCACTCGATACATACAGAACGCCATTCTTAGGCTTTGCTGCATTGACCATAACTCCGACTGAAAGACCAGTGCGAAGTTCTTCTGAGGCTTCGATGAGAGCATCTGTGCCACGGGATGACTTAGAAATCTTGAATGATGCAAAGATTCCATCTTCTGTCTCGTTAAAAAATTGAGCGCGGCCGATTGGCTGCTTTGGGTCATGCTCCAGGAGGAGCTTCACTTTAGATGAGTCAGCGATATTAATCGCGCCACGCTCAAAGACAACTGCCCCGGCGGAGGTATTTCCCACCTCGCCATTAAATGGCACGATCTTGCCAGAGATAGTGCGTGCTGCGCTATCTGCAGTAAGTTCTGCCGAGAATGTAAGCATCTCGCTCATATCATTCCTTCGCTTCCGTTAGGTGTTAGGTCTGTCATTGCCATTGCTTGTTCTTGTGTAATCAACTGGAGATCGAGCATCTCACGGATTACTGCTAGTTCTTGCAATGGGTCTGTACGTAGATAATTCTTGTCGATGTCGAACTTGACGATGTTGCCACGAGCCGTGATGTCATCCATAGATAGACGATCCTCGATGGCTGAAATAAATGGCTGCAAAGATAGTGTGAGGAACTGACGACGCTCATCGGTTACGTTGGCGTAAGTCATGGTTGTGTTCTGATCTGCTGAGACGTAGTAAGGAGGAATGTTGCAAAGGCGAGCGATCTCAGTCGCAAGATTCTGAATTGCCTCGTTGTACATCATGTCTTTAGGGCTAAAACCAACGGTCTCGTACTGAAGAGTGGAGGTGAGATAAGCCGTTGAACGATTTTGACGAGCGTTCTTGAAGGCTGCAAGTAGTCCCTGGACTTCTGCTGGAGGTAGGTCTGCGCCTGTGTTCTTAAGGTAGCCAGTAGGCATCGGGGTTGCCGCCGCAATTACTGAAGCCTTCTGAATATCAAGAGCTGCACGAATAGTCGATGTTCCAGTATTGAGAATGCCATCGCTTAGTGATTGGAATGTGATGAGTGATCCAAGGCCGTCCATTGGTACTGTCGTACCATCGATGGCGTAAGACTTAACGAATACGTTGTCACGATCGAGTGTTGCAGTCACGCGACTGTTAGCGATCCACTCAAAGCGAGATGGTCGGCCATCTTCCTGATAAGTCTCAACAACTTGCCAGAAGGCTTGTCCATAAAATAGAAGTGAATCAACTGTGTAAGCAATGGTGACAGAACGTGGCTGATGGTACGAAGGTTGTTCTAGCCAAAGTGGCTTGCCTAATTCTTCGCCAGTTGATTTCTTGTAAAGCTCTAATGGGATCGTACCGATTGTGCCAGCAAGTAGGTTACGGCATCGAGCTAGTGCCGGGACTCCCATGGCTTCTGTGCGACCGACATAAGCGAACTGGAATGGCATCGCATAAGGAGAATACTCACCCAAAACCTGAGGTGCATACTGCGCTTCAATATCAGACTTTGACGCTGCACCTGTAAGGCGCGAAAGGATACCCATAGATGGCAATTATACACTACATATAGTTTATTCTGTGTAGATAGCCGCTACCTGTTGTGGTTTTAATAGCATCGATACAACCATCGCCAAAGAGATCGGCGCAGAGACATCGCCTGCGCTCTTTCGTTTAACGATGCGCCAGGATGAGTCATTAGTCTTTGCCGCGCAGTTATTCATCTGCTTAATCAATTCCTCTTGCCCATTGTGGACTACTCGACCATTGACCATGCCATCGAGGAGATCAGAGCAGGCTTGATAGAACTGCTGACCTGAGACATCCTGTGTAATCTGACCAGCATTGGCCAGGCGCTCCGCGATCGATTGCGTCGTGTACTTGTCATAGCAGATCATCTTAGGCCGATACTGATCAGCCCATCCCTTGATCTCAGCTGCGATTTTTAGATCATCTACTGAGACTTGACTTTCCCACGTCTGGAGAATCCCGACGCCGATTCTTCCGTCACCCATAATCTGACCAGCAACGAGGCTTGCATTGCGACGAGACGGAGAAACATCAAAGCCAAAGACTGTATAGCCGCCGATCGGAATCTGGAGTGTGGCGTCGGACGTTTCCTCAAGTATCCCGTGAGGCCACGGACTTTGGAGAGAATCAATCCATTGACATAGAAGCTCTGTTCTAGTGTCTTCAATTTTATTAGTTGCAACAGCTTCTTCAAGGGTCTCCTCTGTGATGGTATAGCCTAAAGCGGGATTACTAAAAGCCCATGCGTTTCTGTCTGTAACCTTGCAATATTGAGGCGCAGAATATTCGTAGAGCGCGAATGACTTAGGCGGGTTGGATAATGCTCGTTCTCTTAAGGTATTAAGGGTCTCAGAGAAAGCGTCGCCTGCGTTCGATGTAAGTAGTGTCTGGCTGTTAGGTCTAGCGCGAGTGGTTGGGATAGCAGCCTTATAGCCCTCGGTACTGACCTCTCTGACCTCATCGATCCATAACATATCGCACGTCCTGCCGCGAGCCGAATCTCTCGTGTCGCTTACGAGGTCAAGTGTTGCCCCGTTTAGAAGCTCGATGCGTTCGCCACCGTTGGCGTAACGGATTGCCTTAGTGCCTGCCTTAAGGTGAGGTGCATTCTCAATGATCCATGCGATCTCTCGAAAGGTCATAAGGGCTGTGGCTCGGTTAGAGCTCATGATCAGGGCCTTGGTCTCGCCCCCATAGAACAGGCCCCAGATGATCCTCATGCGGCCTAGGTGGCTTTTACCATTCTGCCTAGCAACCAATAACAGGGATGTCTTTCTAATGTAGTTGCCTTTAGCATCCACGCGCATCATGTCGTCGAGGACCCACTTCTGCCACGGCAATAGAGGCATCCCTAAGTCCTCAGCCATCTTAGCGATCTCATCTGAGCGTGTTTTGCCCTTCAGAAGAGGACTGTGAAGCCTTGCCTTGGTTGCCCCTCGTAGCGCTTGTTTACGAGCTGCCACTAGTCACCATCGATCGGGACTGGTCGGGCGGTAAACGGACTGTCCTGGTGAACTTCGGACTGCATCGGGTAGATATTGCCAGAAAAGACAGGGGGGCTCTC